ATCTTTTACAAACGGGAAATAACTAAGATCGTCGTAGGGTCGGCGGTAAGAGTTTATGAATACCCATTACACAGCTTCCCGGATGAATCGACAATCTTAGAAAAGATTAAAAAGAATGGTTATACCTTGGTTTACCTAAACGACGATTCTGAGACTCTTTTAATCGAAGCGGGGTATGAAAACCCGGAGGATGTTCCTGAGCCATTGAAGCAGGTAGCTTTAGAAATGATTGATATCAATTACCACGGATCAAAAGAAGGAAACGTACAGGATTTGGAGCTTTCTCCATTTGCGAAGACTATGTTATCTAACTATAAAAGATTTTTGATATAATGAGAAGACGAGAGTTTAACCAATACGCTGAAGTTTACGAGAATATTCCAAAGCCTGACGGGCACGGCGGATATACCCCGGAAGCTTCATTAATTATAGGGGTTTGGATCTTTCTGAAGACAGAGAAAGGATCTTACAGCCCGGACAATGACGGAAGGATAGATCCAAAAGGAAAGCATTTAGTGAGAATGAGGTGGAATCCGGCGTTAGTATTAGACTCAAAAAGCAATTTTCTAAGGATAAACGGTGCTGATTACGAGATAGTTAGCGAAATAATCAACAGATCATTTGATAATTCAACAATAGAATTTTATATCAGTGGGTTACAGAATAACAGTTAAAGCGGAGGGGGTTAAGAAACTTTTAAGCCGGGATCTTATTGAAGGTCTTAGCAAAGAGCTCGATGCCATAACTTTCGCTAATGCTTTAGATATTGAGACTAAGGCAAAAATGAAAGCTCCGGTTAACGATGGGTATTTAAAAAGCTCAATTCATACGACGAGAATAAGTAACTCAAATTACGAGGTCGGGAGCCCATTACATTATGCTCCTTATGTGGAATTCGGGACGGGTGACAGGGTTAAGGTTCCTGATGACTTTATTGAATTGGCAAATAAAGCCCGGAGGCAACCGTCAAAAGGAAATCGAAAAGATTTTATGAGATCTTTAGCAAGATGGGCAGAGAAAAAAGGGGTCGGAGAATTTCTTTGGCAGATCTATTGGTCTATTATACATAACGGAATATATCCTCACCCTTATTTATACCCGGCTTTCTTTGAAAAGAAATTTAGTTTTATTGATGAGGTAAAAAATACAATAGATAAATATTTAAGAAAACATGATCTTACCGGATAAACATATTAGAAAAATGGTTTTTGATGCCCTCCAAGGGCTCGAAGTTGAAAATATTCAAATACCCGTTTACGATACCCGGGTGGCGGGTGGCGGAAATACAGAAAAGTCACCTCATTACATTTTGATGACGACTCAGGTATCTGTTAAAAATGATGTACACAAATGTGGTTATAATTGGGAAAGCAGTATTTTGTTAGATGTGGTAACAACATATCCGGCGACAGGCAATGCCGGAAGCAGGCTTTTAGCTGATGACATAGCCGAAGCAGTTTTAAATCGCTTAGAAGGGCTGCAAATGGCTCAGACGACCGGTTTAAAGATTATTCACAACCGAAATTATTTAGAAAACGATTTAGGGTTTGCAGACAGCAATTTATTGACGTTTAGAAAGCTGATCCGGTGTGAATATGAATTAATAGAAATTTAGTAAATTTGTAGATATAAACATTTTAAAATAATTAATCATGGCAGAAGAAATAAAAGGCGATGTGATAATGCTTTACGTTTACGATGAGGATGCAACAGATTACCGTCCTATCGGGTGCTTAACAAGTAATACATTGCAGGAAACACGGAACGTTGTTGAGGCTCAGCACAAATGTAATCCCGGGAAGACTCAGAGAGGGTACGGATCTTATTCTTACAATATCAGTCTTGAAGGGTTCTATGTTGATTCAACAAGCACAAACGGAGATCAGACAGTCGCTTCGCACGACTTTTTGAAAACGTTTATCAGACAGGCAAAAGTCGTATCTTGGAAGATGGACACCGGTATCGACGGTAAGGCATTTTTCGGATCAGCGATTTTAAGTGATCTGAGTATGGTTGCCCCAACAGGTGACGAGTATGCTACTTTTAGCGGATCATTACAGGGTGACGACGAGATTCTCGAAGTTGATCCAAAAAAGAAGTAATCTATAAATCTATATAAAATGAGTGAATTAAAATTGAAATTCGGAGAGGTCGAAGTTAATTTATCTTTGGGTCTTTTGTTTCTCGGAAACGTGATTGAAAGATTTGAAATAAAGCCGAATGAGATCCCGGGACTGATAAGAAGTAATCCTTTTTTGAACGTCCCGTTAATGATCTTTGAAGCTGCAAAAGCTTATTCGTTTCTAAAGAAAGAAACTTTTGAGTTGACTGAAAATGATATTTTTAGATTTTTAGAATCTGACGGCGGAGTTAACAGCAACCAATTGAAAAGATTTTCAGACTCTTATATCGAAAGTCTTGTTAAAAACGTCCCTAAAGAAATTTCTAAAAAAAAAATAACAAAGAAACCCAAATAAATTGGGATGAGGATGTTATAAGTTTTGCATTAACCGAATTGAATTGCCCGTCTTTAGATTATGTTTATCAAATGACGTGGGCGGAGTTTAATATTAGGTTGTTTGGGTTTAAGAGGATAGAGAAAAGAAGGTTCCTAAAGTGGAGAGATCTACTTTGGACTGTTTACTCAGCCCCTCATCTCGACCCAAAGCACATGGCTAAAAATATAAATTCGTTTATGCCGTTAGAAGGAAATAGAAGGATCTCAGATAAACAAATAGAAAGAATGAAGCGGGCACAAGCGGAATTCGAGAGAAAACTAAATGAACGAAAAAATGGCAGACGACAATAAAATTTATGTAGGCATTGCAACCGATAATACGGATTTTGAGAAGGGTCTCAAAGATGCCGAGAAAGCTACCGATGACTTTGTTAAAAAAGTTTCAGGTAAAAAAGTAAAATCAGAAGACACAGCAATCGGCGGCATCCTTAGCGATGCCGTTGAGCTTTCTGACAGACTTGACGAAGCGGAAGGCGGAATGGGTATGTTACAGACCGTTGTTGAGAGCTTAGGACAGGCAGCAACCTCAGCCGGAGGAGATATTACGGCAATGATGACTTCAATGGGATCAATGGCAGCCGTAGCGGCTTTAGTCCTTATTATTTCTCATTGGGAGGAAATTAATTTACTTGTTGAAGGTCATCTCAGAGCTCTTAAAGAATTAGATCGATTAATGGAAAGGATTCACGCAAGATTATCCATAATCGAAACGGAGGTTGATCTCTATGAGTCAGAAGCCCGGTTACTAAAAGAGCAAGGCTTTTCTTTGGATGCTATTAAAAAGAAGCACCTCGACATTCTTACCGCAAAACAAACACAATTAACTTTAGATCTTACCGCTTTAAAACAGCAAAAAGAAAGGCTGAAAAGTGCCTATTTAGAGGAGTCTTGGCTCGATAGAATAATGAAAAAAATGGCAAAGCTCCAAGGTCTTCCGATGCCGGCACCGTCAGAGAGCTCTATTAAAAGAGTTCAGGAACTTAATAAAGAAATCAATAGAATTCAGACGTCTATAAATGAAACCGAGATCCTTATTAGAAAGATTTCAAAGGGTGAATTCGGGGCTTATAAAAATGACCCTGAAAGTGAGGAGGCTTATGACCGGGTAAGTGCAATTATAGGTTTTAATGCTGAGACTTTTTTAATTTGGAATAAAAGGACTAAGAGAGCTTTTGAAAATATAAAGAAAGAATTTGGAGAGGCTGCAAAAGGAGGTTTCGAGGAGACTTTTGATCCTGACGAGATGAAAGCAATCGGGACGGAATATGTTGAGGTTGTGAATGAGCTTGGAGAGCAATTATCTGAAGCTTTAAAAGCTTTCTTAATTGATGAGACGGTTTCTTTCGGTGAAATGATTGGAAATTTATTTGGAAACCCGGAAGACGTAAGATCCTCGGGAGCTAAAATGTTAGATGCTTTAGGAGGAATATTAAAAACTTTCGGATCTTTAATTATTGCCTCAGCGATTGCCGGTGAAGCTTTTGCCGCTGCAATGGACAATCTCTTTAATGTTGGAGGATGGGCAGTTGCATTGGTCGCCGGTGTGGCACTTGTAGCAGCCGGGACAGCAGTAAGTAATTACGCCGATTCGCTTTCAGGCGGAGGAGGTTCCGGCGGGTCTATTGGAACGGTAAGTTCGTCTCCTAATTATAACAGTCCTCAATTTTCTAATATACCGGATGAGCAATCTAATGATATTAAATTTGAGATCGAAGGAACCAAGCTGATAGGGGTTATTAGGAATACGAATATAAGAAACAGATCTTTAGGAGGATCTATTAAATTGGCATAATGGCACGAAAATACTTTATAAGACAGGTAAGCCCGGAGGGTGACATTTACACGGTAGTAATCGACGACCCGAATTATACCGGAAGCATAACGGAAATCGAAGGAGATTTTGATTACGGTTATGCTTTGAATACAGATGTTTTAGAAAATATTATTGTGGGATCTTACCTCAACTTAAAGCTTTATGCAAATAAAACAAAGAACTTCCGGGATCTGATTACAGACAGCGACCGGGAGATCTCCGTATCTTTATGGGTCGGACAAATGGCTCAGGCTGTTAAATTATTTGATGGGTGGCTGTCCTCCGAGGGGTGGTTCGAGGATTTTGTCAATGCAGAATGGGAGATCAACTTGCACGCCGAGGACGGTCTCGGTTTTGTACAAAATTTTATGTTTACAGATGACAACGGTTTAGAATTGATAGATAAATTGCCGATCACAACAGCTTTGGCGTATGCTTTAAAGAAGTCCGGGAAACGACATAATATTTATATTGATGTCAGATTCTATTATGATGGGATGCCGACACCAAATTGCGTATTTGAAAAGACTTGGATTGACTTAAATAACTTTAAAGATGAAGACGGAACGACCATAAAGTCGGCTGAGGATGCAATCAGATCTTTACTTTTACCTTTCGGGGCAATTGTATCGTTTCAGTCTTTCGGGACAAATTTTGGATGGTTCATTTACAGACCCCGGGATCTTGGCAGAGTCGGAGATATGGCTTTCTACAAATACGACCCGGACGGGAAACCGGCTTACGATCCTAAAGACCCTATTTTACCGTTAAACAGAGATATACTTATAGGGTCACATCTTGAAGGATATTACCCTCACCATGCCGGGGCAAATCAGAAATTGACATTAAGAAAACCTCCGGGAGTTTTAGAGTACAAATATGAGTATTTGTATAACTTGTCAATTTTTAGAAATCCTCAATTTGTATGGGACTATTGCAGCGATTTAAAAGAGTGGAACGTTGTGGATAATACATACCCGATTGAACCGCTTGAAAATTGCAGAGGAATACGAATGAATACAAGATCGTGGGATTCTCAGAAATTCTTTTTGCAGTCGTGGAGGTCTCCCGATATATTAGATA